CTGGAGGTTAAAGGAGATATATGGGCCACAGCGATAAGGTCAATACTATCTCAGACGAGAGGGATGGGAACCCCACCACCTCTTGTCGTTTATCAATCGAAAGCAAAGTTCTTAACTCTGATTTCGACCGAACCAAAAGATCTGAGCCCGGAGGCTCATCAATTGGTATCAGTTGCTATGGAACTTGCGATGAAGAAAGTCCCAGAGCACGTGTTCACCGGCCTTTCTACGAAGGCTCGGATCACGATAACAGCATCCGCGTGTTGGGAGAAAACCCGACAGGAAGGAGGCTCTCTTCAGGCTATAAGTGATTTAATGACTGAAGCATCAACAGGCTATCCCGCGAAGGTGATAAGTCTGTTCACAGGCAAAACTGAAGAGTACATAACTATGGACACTTCAGAAGCCGGAGAATACATCTTCTGGAGATCTCTGGAAGAAGTTCTAAGGATGGCACCTGAGGAGATCTCTCAGGTGTACGTCACTGTGGTTAAGGAACCGGGAAAAGCCCGTACCGTAACTAAAGGAATGATCTGCCTCAAGCTTGTGCTTGACGTAGTCAGCAAAATCGTGTCCTACCCTTTATCAAAGGTGGATACGAGCAAGTCCGGCATGGGCAAAGATGCTCATGGATGGAACTTATTCACCGAATTTTACCAAAATCCGGATGAAGCATTCTGTAAGAAGTCTCAGACTGATACAGGAACACCGTCGACATTTATTAGAGAAGTAATATATGAAGACATATTCGCAGAGTGTACGGATTTCGTCACTGCTACGGACGCAATGCATCACAAGGTATGTGAAATAATTGCGCTTAAATGGATGAAGAAATGTGGAATACCACCTCTTCTCCAAAAGATCGTGGTGAAAACCTGTTTTTCACCGCGTATCGTTCACTTCAATGGGAGAGGAATATTTTCCCATATTGGCGTGTTTTCAGACATAGATGCACATACAAGAAATGTGCGTCTAGTCCGCGGGATGATGATGGGCGATCCGCTCACCAAAGTCATCCTCCACTTCACTAACATATCTATAAGAGAGTTAGGAAGGTATGTCGCTACGGGATCATACAGAGAGTTGATCCTTGATAACGATGTCAGGCCTGTTATGACTGAGTCAGACACAGGACCTTTTTCAGTACTGTCTGATGAGATCATCATAACAGATACTAGGCCTCTAATAACTGATGAAGGGAAAAGACAGGCCCGCACCATTCCGGCGCGGGTTCTGCCGAATCCTAATATTTTGTTACTAGAAGAAGGTTACGCCCTTACTATGAGTAAGCAAGCGTCGCCTGTACCCGGGGGAAGGGAAAGAATCCATTTTCCCCTACCCGGAGTGCACGTCTTCTATCAGAAAAGATTAGAAGGAGGTGCAAGTCTGATCGAACTCGGATATATTCCAAAGCGATACAGAGATCCGGCCTTATTGTCAATCAAAAGATTCAAAT